ATCCTCAGAAAAATGCTCAGCGGGTATATCTACCGTGATTTTGAATTTTATGTTTCGAAAAAATTCACTTTTGAGAATATCATCAATCATACTGTCAAAGTCTTCTTCTGGAAAAGCTTTGGATGATTCAATTTGATGTTTTTTCTTAAATGCCCAAACATCAACGTGACCTTTCGCAAACAAGTAAATTACCCCCATCAACAATATCCCCACCATGGTCTCTAGGCCGTATTCTTGGGCCATTTTAATAATATCTGCAAAAGAAAGCACGTTGATTCGCCCCCATAAAATTCAACATATGTATTTATTTTATGAGCAGCGTAAAAAAGACTAAATCGTTAATTTTAGAAGAATTTGTGATATATGATTAAACGTTGTTTTGGGATATGATCTACATAGTTCTGTTAGAACTGCTTCGATGACAAGAGTAGCACAATAAGAATTTTTCCACTTCTCTGATTCTGATATGTGATCCACAAATCTTTTAGATGACTCTTGATTCCAGAAATTTGTCGATTGTTTTATAGAGTATTCTTTGACCTCTTTGGACAATTCTTCGAACAATAACTTGCTAGGCATCTTCCCACAAAAATTTTCCAACTTTTTCACTAGTAACTGATATTCACAATCGCCGTAGGGGGGTTCATTTCTGTGCATCTATTTCTCTTGTGTTTGTTATGACCCAATGCATTAATTTTTTGTTACCCCAACAAGGAAAATAGTATTCTTGGCAGTCTTCTGTAATTACCACAAAATTTCTAGCAGTGGGGTAATATAAATTCTCATATTCCCACAATATTTTGATTCTATCTTTTGGTTTTAGATTCACATAAATTTTTTCATCATCATCGTCATAAGACTCTTTTACGGGAACCCTCTTGTAAGTTTTCATCTCGTAATGCGAATAGATTCTAGGTATTTCTTCGGCTTTTTCCAAAAGCTGTTTTTTGCTTTCAAAATACTCAGAAAACGAAATCTTCTTTATATCCAAAATTGTGCCTTCAAACTTGTTCTTCTATATTTATCTGTTGCCTTTTACCTGATACAATTTTGTCTTCCCGTCCTCAAGAATTAAGAACCAATAATTCCAACGAGTAAACCCGTCCAAAAACCACATGATATATTCTTTTTTCTACGACAGGGACTCTGTATCATCGTGATACTACCACCGTGAACCAACTTAATAGTCTTTCCATTCTTCCCTGTAACCCCCAAAACTTTTTCTTTTGGACCCATGTACCAGCCGTCATCTGTGAATTGTTGATTTTCAGATACAACTTTTGCTACATCTTCAATATCAATACCAGTCTCCATAATAACCTTAAGGGCTTTTTCGTGTTTTTGTCTTATTGTAAGCATGTTTTATTTGTCCTTGATTGACTATCTCATATCGCAATATACCACAACCACAAATTCTATCATACCCTAATTCCAGCATGTTTTGGTATTCGGTTAGACTGCTATCATATTTAGAGGAGAATTTTTCTTTCAAAGCGTCTTTCCTGAAGGCCCACCTATGCATCCTTAGAGGTTATAAAAAAGCCCCGCAGGGCGGGGCTTTTCGGGGGTGTTGAGACTTAAATGAAGTCTAGATTTTGGACATTGATCTTACCGTAATAGTCCGCACTGTTACCCAGAGAGGTAGTGGTGTCCGTAAGAACAACCTTACCATAACGGGTCATGAGGGACATTACAGGCTGGAACGTGACCGGGTTCATGATGACACCAGAAGACATCAGTGGGATATACGGTGCATACCAGTAACCGGTATCAGTTTCACCGTTACCACCCTTATAACCAACCAAAATCTGATCACTGCCACCCACTGGCGGAGACAAGCTATCAACAGACTGAGCCTGATTCCATAGGTAGCTGTAAACCTTGATTTGTCCGTTTAGAGTACCAACCAACTGAGTGTTGTTAGGACCTTGGAAGGAACCTTCAACCGCAGGAGCAAATACTGCCTTGGATGCACTCTGTAGAACCGAAACGATCATTGGAGAAGCAACAATAAAGTTACCTGCACCACGACGAGTCTTACGTGCGATTTCATTTGCCACTTCATTGATACGAACACCTAGGTTGGCAAAACGGTCACCAGCAAAAGCAGGTGCATAGGTTGTGCCACCGGTCTGATCATAATCAAAGGTTCTGACGGTACCCGCAAGAGCCAATAGGTCACCAACGATTTCGGCGTCGATTTCCTGAACAATTTCAGCAGACAATGCTTTGGTTAGTTCGGATTCGATGTCTAGACCGTGCTGGGACTGCATGTCCTGCATGGCTTCAATGGTCCATCCTGACTGTAGCTTTCTGGTACGAGCTTCAGCGGTCTGGTTGATGATCTCTAGGGTCATCTTACGACCACCGGAACCTTCTAGGAAGCTACCAGAACCACCGCGCAGAGAACCACCTACCGGCTCACCATACAGAGTGGTACCAACGTCGTAATCATTTCCGTCGCCCGGACGAAGGCTAGATTCCCAACCTTCACCGGTTGCCGGGCCAACATCAATGTCAGACTCAGAGCCGTTGGGGTTAGCGATACCAGAAGCCCCAGCAAGCTGAGCTGTTCCGGTAGAACCAGCATAGAATCTACGAATTGGCTTATCGTTACCGAAAGCTTCGTCCCCTTCTCCAATATCAAATCCACCAAACGGATTTCCATCAAAGTTTGCAGGCGCGGTCATTTCTTCTGCGTACTTGTATCTCAAGGTATAAATCAAAGATACCGGTCCACTCATAGGCTGAACACCTACGATTTCAGAACATATGGTTCCCGGAATGATTCTTCGAATCATCGGCAACAGGGTCTTACGGAAGTTCGCGATGTCATGGGCCTGTGTAGAACCCAAGGATGCGGTTTCTTTAAGAATATAGTTCTTTTGGTTTTCTAGAAGCGGTGCAACCATTTCTGCCTTGTTCGGAGCCAATCCTTCCAAGAGAGCGGAACGCGCTTCATTCCAGTTTTCATTTAACAATTTTAAATCGTCCATTACTTTCTCCTTATAATTTAGTTATAGACTAGTGGTGTTACTTCACACCTGCGCTTTTGCGAAGCTTAGTAAGCCATTCGTTTAGTTGAGCCTTAACCTCGTCACCGTCGCCATCATCGATGCCAGAAACATCTTCGGCCAACTGTTGTGTGTTACCGGTCTTGATCTCATAACCTTCGAGTAGGTTTTCAGCTTCTTCTCCCTCGGCGAGTACTGGCTTGTTGCTTTCCTTCTCCGATACTTTATTGGTAGACTCGTTGAGAACTTTAGCAATGTAACGGTCATACGCTTCTTCTAGTTTTTCCGTCGGAACGTTATCTAAAATTGCTTCCATTACGCTGCGCGGAGTTCCGCTCAAGCTTTCCAAAACTTCTTCCATTTTGCGAGTTCTGATGGATTCATCCAACTTCTTACGAACTTCGCTCAACTGTTCGCGAGCTTCGTTAAGTTCTGCTTCCAACTCAAGCTTGCGATCTTCAATATCATCTTCGTTCAAGAAACGCTTACGGAATTCGCCACCGATTGATTCAACAATCTGACGACCGTAATTTTCCTTGAGAACCTCATCGATGGATTCTCTGTGTTCATTCAGTTCAGCGGTCAAGCGCTGTTCAACATATGCATCTAGAGCTTCCATCAACTGTCTCATGTCTTCCTGAACAGCTTCGGCAATCTTCTGTCTCTCTGCAACGATCTTGTGAGCATATTCAGCCTCAAGATCTCGGAAACGTTCTACGTCTTCACGTAATTCTTCCAACTCGGCAGCTAATGCCTCTTCAATCTTGGTGTCAATAGCTTCTGCCAGTTCTTGTTTCTCTGTAACAAACTTCCGAGCATACTCAGCACGAAGTTCGTTTTCCTTCTGTTCTACCTGTTCAGAAATCTTGGATTCCATCACAGATTTAATCTGTTCGGATAGTTCCTGTTTAGTGTCTTCGGTTAGAAGTTCAGATTCCATCAACATTTTCAATAGTTCATCCATTTTCATATACTCCAGAAATTTGTTTGGATTTTCGTGTATTATTTATTGTTAAACCAAAAAATTAAAAGAATACTAATGTAAAGTTCTTAACTTATTGATTTGTAAAGATTTTTATTTTTCTGGAATTTTTAAAAATGTCTTTGGGTATTGACAAAATATTTGGGAAAAACTATAATATTTACTTACACTTAGGACTGAATATGAACCAACACACCCAAAGCATACTGGATCGCTACGTAGTACCTAAAACTAAATCGGTGGACAGTAATACTCTAGAAAAAATGGAGAGAAATTTACAACCAGAGGTTGTGAGGATAAGGGCCGTAAGAGAAAGTATTGAGAGTATGAAATATATCAATCTCTCAGAAGCAAAAAGGCTTCTATTTGAAATAGAAGCCTTGAAAGAAAATATTGAAAAGTGGTTAGATTGATGTAAGCCTAATACCCCCCGGTATTTGAAAACCATCTACCCTTGAAAGCCACAGAGGTTTTTCCTATCCTTTCAACTCGTTGAAGAGTTCCTTGTTCTTCACAATCACAATTAAACAACTTATCTACATCTTTGTGTGATACGATCTTCTCAACTACTTTATTACACTTGTTACATTTAAAATCAAACATTGGCATGCTTTAATCTCCTAACAAATCCCAAAATTCCTCATTGACGATTTCTTGTATGTCTGCCGGGGTGTCTATCATCTTACCATCAAAATGTTTCAGGAACCCTTCGACCAAATCATCATTATCTTCATTCCTGATCATCTTTTTTAACCAACCTTGCTCTAAATCTATTATTGAACATGTTGAACCAAAATCCAGCGTCAACTCCGTGAGGAAGCCACCCCACCGTGGTCCCTCTATACACTTGTCTTTTCAAAGAAGGATTGTAATGAGAATCATAATCTTCTATGATGTGTTTTGAAAATAGTATTCTTCCACTATTATCATACACTTCAAGGAAATCACCATCCTCTACCATCCATTCGTTTTTGTTTATTTTTCTGTCGTCCCTAATCCCCCACGAAACTTTTCCGGTGGCTTTGGTAAGATTTCCATTGGTATATGTATTTTCGCCTGATACATACATTGTCAACTGTCCGTGTAGTTCATTCATTTGTGTTACCCTGTTATGTTAAAGGTATTTAGATTCTATATTTTTAGATGAAAAAAGACCCCACACTAGTGTGGGGTCAAAGATGTAAGCTTTATTTTTTAGTATTGCCTACACAAGGAATTATACATGTTTCAATAGTAACATCCAATTACATCTTATTGAATACATTCTCCATAAATGACAATATGCTCTTTTTGAAATACTTCTGTGCATTTTCATCATGCTTCAAACTTTCGGCCAAAGTAAGAACCTTTCTTCCTTCCTTGCTATTCTGCAAACCTTCATAGACGGGACGTGGATATGCTCCCTGTGCGGAAGGCGTGGCAACCAAATCAGCAGTCACAAACACAAACTCAGACACTACTCCATTTGGTCCAACGTTCCCGGCCCCTCTGCTAGAAATACCATAACGAACACCAGACTTACCAAGTTCTTCAGCGATCAATCCCATTGGTGTGCGCAAAATCTCTGCTCTACCTATGACGTTGTTACCGTTGATTTGAAGTTCTTTAATTGCGTGAGATATTCTATCCATATTTATTGTGAGCTTCTCTGGGTGGTCGAGTTCTCCAAAAATGCCGCCATTTTCTTTAATGATGTCATTGGCATTTTTAACTGCGCTAGTCATTTCGGAAATAGGATAGATCCTTTTGTTTCTGTTAGGATGTTCGGCTTGCATAAAAACACCGCTAAGCCACATGTTTTTGCCAGTCGTGTTAGACTCACAAACAATGTTTGCTATACTGGGTTCTACGCTTTCAATTAGAGTATCCATCATTACTTGCCTTTCTTCTCTACGGCTCCAACCCCAGACGGAGCGTCATGGGAGTGTGCCTTACTGTTTGGGGTGTGCTCATGTTCTTTCGGACCCTTGGCACTACTACCAGTGGGTTCCTTCTGATCCTTATCATGGCCATGATCTTTCTTTTTAGGATTTTCCATGCGCTCGTCTTTGTGTTTTGCCGAAAGATCATGCTTTGTGTATCCTTCTGGTGCCTTTACTTCTTTCATATCTTCAGTAAGGCCGGAAACATAATTCATCAATTCTTCATCGTTTTCGAAAGTCTTGACGGTACCATCACCGGAGGCCGTGAATTCGATCTTATCGTCCTTGGTTTCAAAAGAACCGACCGTATTGCCACCTACGAAAATGTCGTTACCGCGAATAGTGACTTCACCACTTTCCAAAAGTCCAAGAATCTTTCGAGTCTTAACGTAAGAAAGTTCTCGTACTAGAGTGCGAGTCAATTCCTCGTCGTTTTCGAATATTGCGTCTACAATTTTATTTTGAATGTTGCTCATAGTAACACCTGTTTGGTTGAATTCAGTAATTATTTATAGTTAATCGTTCTTAGCATTAACATATTGAAGATATCGTCTAACATCTGCCGGTTTAGAATATTTTTTGACACTAGAAAGTTCTTCTTCCGAAGTTTCTTCCTCTTCCTTGTCGTCTTTTTTTTGATCTTTTTCTTTACAATCTGCACACAAACTATCTGGGTCAAGATAATTAAAATAATCGATACGCTCTAGTATTTCTCTTTGGAGTGAAAGTTTCTTTTTCATTCGTTTGAACCTCCGCTGTCGTGATCAACACCGTAGACAGAAGCTCCCAATTTTGGAAGCTTCTTTTCTCTGCTTTTTACTTTCTTCTTTTCCATGAAGTTTGGAATGGGATCTCCCCAAGCGGCCCTGTTCCTGTCCAATGCTTCTAGAACGATAGAGATCTTCATTTTTAGAAGTTAAAAGATCCTACTGTACGGTGACCATATTCCACATGATCCTTTCTCTTGTCCATAATAGAGTTTTCTCGATCCTTCAGGTCTTTCTTAGACATTACAGGAACTGTTTCCCCGGTGGGAACGTATTCGCTACTACGCAAGTTGATTTGCGTTCTGTATAAGGGTTTTCCATGATGTAGGCGAACAGCAGTTACGTCGCCCTCCCCCATATCACCAATAACCACCATATGCTTTCCGTTCATAGTCTTAACGACTGAGCCTACTGACACCCCTTCATCAATTTTTTTTTTGTCTTTTTCTTTCTCGTCAGATTCTTCTGGCTTTTCCTTTTTGGACTCATAAGTGTAATCAACCATGCCTTCTAATTCATGAATCATATCATCACACTTTTCATCGTCCATGTCGCAAAGCTTTTTGGCACATGTGGTAATATCCTTTTCCTTGCAATCTTCCACATCGGCAGCTTTGCCTAGGCGCTTCAAAAATTTACTCTCGGTTGCTTCATCATCACACATTTTAAATAGCTTCTTGATATGTGCTGCCATTTGTTCGGCAGTCATAGACTTTTCATGATCTTCTACCAAAAGGCCCGCCATCTTTTCTGTTAGGTACTCGTTAAACAACGAGTCCAAGTCTTCTGTTTCATTCAATTCACCTGTGGAACGCTTTTGAACAAAACTGTTGTAAAATTTGTTAATAGACATAAAAAACTCCTATTTCGAATTGTCTTATTGATTTTCAATACTATTTATTGAACTTAAAACCCAATTTATTAAAACGCGGGAGATTTTTGGGTGGGTGGTTGTTGTTCTGGGGGAGTCTCTCCACCAACCTCTTCGTCAGCCCCAACCCCTTCACCCTCAAGACCGCCACCTCCGGACGGGGGTTCTTCCATGTCATCTAGACCATCAAGACCTCCCGCACCGCCAAAAGCACCGCCACCTGCTGCCATTCCACCGAGGCCACCCTCGAATCCGCCCGCTTCAGCACCTTCTTCATTGTAAAGCTTTGGGATGTCCTCACGACCACCATCAACAGGTAGTCCTTTTTCTTCACGAAGCAATCTCTCATTGAGAGCCATTTCTTCATCTGTGAGTTGTAGATATTTTCTAAGCGCGAAGCGGTTAGAGATCGTCTTGTCACCAGAAATGCTGGTGTATACACCAATAAGAGCAGCATCAATCTCTTGGTCTCTGTTCTTCTTAAAATTACTCGGTTCCGGTAATTTGATGCAATACAAAGATGGGTCGATGTTCAAATTGTTTTCATAAACGAATCTTTTGAACTCTTCGTCCAATGTTCGTTCTATTGAACTCTGTAGTCTTTCGATGTATAGACTAAATTTAATTTCTTGCATCATAGCAATGCCAACCTTACCGTCATTGAAATTACCAGTGCCGCCGTCACCCTCTAAGGTGTTAATGTAACTTTGTGGTATTTTCAATCCTCTCCAGATCTTTCGGAAGAAAATGTGTAGGTCATCTAAGTTTCCGAGGTTCTGTCCCCCCGGTAGTGTTTCAATTTTTGTTCCACCACCGTTCGGTCTAACGGCCAAAAAGAAATCTTCTTGCATGGACTGTGGATTATAAATTGCATCAACTTGGTTTTGTCCCCCTATCTGCGACGGTATCCTCTTCTGTCTAAAATCGTTCTTGACCTTTTCTAGAATGGTTTTTACTTCATGTGGATGTGCTCTACCAACATCGATGTAGAATGCTCTGCGCTCCGGCGCTCGTTGGATTCTGTAGATAACTATAGCGTCTTCCAACAGTTCTTTTTGTTTAAACACTTTGTATATCGAACGAAGTATAGAAAGACCGAAAGGCATTTCTTCGCTGGTCTCGTCGAACAAAGAAAACCTAACGACATCAGAGGCCCGATAGGGCTGTGCTTGGTTTGTATCTTGTCCCGCGTATACGCTAGAATAGTTGAACACTCCCGTGTTGTCGTTGACCTCATTGTTGTAATCGCTTCTAACCATCCACGCCTTAACATGCGTTAGATCATATTTGTCAGTGATAGCGGCATCGATGTTTTTGGCTGGAATAAACATCCATCGCCCGTTCGTTTTTCGAGAACGGAGATAGAAACTGTCTCCATATTTGATCGTGTTTCTACATATGTTGAATAGACGATCACCCTCTAATTGATGCAGGGCGGTGAATGTTTTCAGTGCTGCTTTCAATGTGAGGATAGTAGTGTTGGATACCTTCTGGGAGGGTTCAGTCATCATCTCCAACTTTAGAATATCTTTTCCTTTCGTGGCATTCCCACACATTTCTTCCGCAATGTAGTCCAAAGCCAAAGCGACGTCTGAGTCACTATCCATGATGTCATATTCGCGGTAACGACCCTTTCTATTTGCCGAACCATTTACGATTCTATTGTACCATGAAGACTTTCCAAAAAGCCCACCTCCGCCACCATAAGCAGATTGGTTATCTATGACCTCGGAATCCCGACCCATCGGGCGTACGATCTTGTAAAACTTGCTTGCTTTCATGTGTTTTTTAAATTCTATACAACCTATTTATTTAACAATGAATTATATGAACACCAATGAAGCTGTTACGAATATGAAGCTGCTCTTCGGCGAGCGTTTTCTAGTTGTGTAGATACTACACTATTAATACCTTCGTCTACGGCTTTCCGTTGGTCCTCCTCGCTCATTTCTCTTCTTGCACGGAATTCTTTATCCGCTGTCGATAGGGTTATTTGGTTGCCCTCCTCGTTTACACCAATCAATTGATCTAGTTTTTCTCGTATCATCTCTACTGCTTCTCGTTCTCCGGTACGTTCCAAGCTTCCGTCTTCTTCAAGATATTCTTTCATTTCCCGCAAACCCGCAATATCTGTTGTATTAGAAAAATCAGAGCTTTGTGAAAAATTGATAATTCCATCCTCTGCCAACTTTCTCATACCCTGTCTGTCGTCCAAGCCAATGTCAGCCCCCCATGTTGAATTTGGGTCTGTCGGTCTACGAGAAGATGACATCATTTCTGCCAATGTTATGGCTTCCCCGCCTCTAAATGCCGAAGAAAGTTGAATCTGGTGTTCTCCACTAAGTAGACTACTGGATGGGGGTCGTGTTGAACTCTTCCCCGGACCAGTTTCGTTTAAAATTCGTTGGATTGTAGGATCATTGGACACGCCAATCAAGCTAGGTATACTATTCGCAGAAGCAGTGTCTGGTCCTTTGCTTCCTGCCAGTTGGTTGCGCATGGCGATCATTTCTTCGAGGCTTCTTCCGTTGGGGTGGTGAGTAAGTCCCCGTTCTTGCATAGTTGAAATCATTCTATCCAGAGAACCTATTGACCCCCGTCTGGCTCGGGTTTCTGCCTGTCGAGACGATCTGATAGACATTCCGGCATTTACGCCTTTGTATACATCATGTGCCAAAAACCCCACAGAAACCGGAACCGATGCTCGACCTAGACCCCGTATTGCGCCACGCACCCCAATCCTCTTAGCAGCACCCACGACTGCGCCACCTGCCCTAGAAATCGCTCCACCCGCGCGACCTAGAGGTGAAAGTCCTAGCCCCATTCTGGTTGCAAAGATTGATGCTATTATCCCCCCAGATGTCGTAACTATAGAACCAGTAATTACCGCAGCGGCCTGTCCGATACTAGATTTTAAAACACCTTGGGCAGTCTCTATTGCCCCAATGGCGGTCTTCATGGCCGGACCCACGGGTTCAACGGGTTCTTGGGTTCTAGCCGCTTCTGCCGCAAGAAGTTGTTCCTCATTAGTAATAAGTTTTCCACCACCCGATCTGGTGTATGCACCAAGCGCACTATCAACATCAAGTCCGAGTTGGCCCATGAATGCAGTAAGAAGTGCTCTCTCACCAAACCCCGCCTCTCCCTTTGTTGCAGCCTCTGAAAGAGCTTTACCAGTAAGTATCTCGATATTCTCTCTGGCTATTTTAGCCCTCAATAGGTCTGGTTCGTTCATATCCTGACCCCCGGATGTCATGTAGCGACGAAGCAAGTTTGCATCCTCCGACGGCATGCCCACCTGTCTAGCTAGAATACTACCCCCTATAGACCGTCTGAGTGCTTCTGCTGGATCACCGAACGCCAATGATTTCTGCTCATTCAATCTTTTCTTTTGAATCTCCAAATCTTGATTTAATACCCGTGCCAGTTTTCCTCTCATTTCAATTTCTTCATTCATTGCCTCGATAGAAGCAAATCCCCCACCGTCACGGGCCCCGGCCAATAATCTCAAACCTTCTGTATCTTTCATCATATCACTAAAGAAACCGGCCATTTCTTCTTGTGACACGCCCAACTCTTTATGTGTTTCTTTGATGAATTTTATTGTAGAAGAAACCGCTTGTACACTAGAATCTGCACCGACTCTTCTAAGTACATCAGTAGTTTGCATGATAGCATCCAACGCTGCTTTTCCGGTGTATCCCATTTCGTATGCGGTTTGTCTCATCTGTTCGAACGCCGAAGACTCCATAAATTCCGCGGCCCCACCGAATCCTTCAGCCTGTCCTAGTCTTCTCATCTGAAATCTATTCTCTGCGAGTGAAGTCAGTAGTTCTGTTTCAGAAACCCCCATCGTAATGGCTTCCCCTCGCATGGCTGTACTTGTGGTTGATCCAGTCAGCCTCTGGCGCTCCATAAACATTACGGCTTCTTGTTTAGCCGCCACCCCCACGGATGCAGCAATAGAGGCTCCCAAATTAGAAAGAGTATTGTTCAAATCATTTCTGGATTGTACAACATCATCCAAACTTTTTTGCATTATTCCAGCTAACGTATTGAAACTTCCTTTCACGGTTTCATTAATAGATTTGGAGTATTCTTTGATGTTATCAGAAGCCTCTCCTACATCTTTACCCAACCCATCCACAATAGGTTTCATGATGGCTGCTAGTGATTGATCTTTTCTTATCGCTTCTTGAACGTCTTTCTTGGCCAACTCATCTTTAATATCAGAAAACAGATCAGGAACTTTCTTCAGTTCCTTTAGATCTTTAATGATTTCTTTGATGTTACCCTCCACCGGAGCGTTTTTTTCCAACCTAAGTTTCTTCTGGGCTTCTTTCAACACCTCTGAAATATTCGAAAGATCTTTTTCCAATTTGACTTTCTGTGCGCCTATTTTTGCTGTTTTTGCGTTTTCGGAGATTCTTTTTTCTATACTTGCTCTATTTTGGACAATCTTTGCAAGATCTGACGCTTTCTTTTGAACATTGGATAGGGTTTGATGAATAGTATAAAGATCGTCACTATTCTGCCCCACCCTGTATGCGTATTCTTCGGTCGCGAGAGCGGCATTTTTATAAGCATCAGATTGACCGCGCATTGACATTTTCAAATCCTCGGTCTGTTTGCCGATAACCTTCACGATGTTTCCAATAATTGGAACACCCTCTGCCATGGTTCGCATAAATCTAGTTTGTACTTTAGTGGTATCGTCGAAAACCTTGCGCTGTTCACGCATCTTATCCAGCAGTTTCTCTCCGCTGGAATCCGTCCCACCGTATCTGGCGTTAGAATCACCATCGCGCATCCAGCCGGGGCGTTGATTTGCACCCATCATACCCAATCTGCGATTTAACTCGTTTATGGCGAGTATTAGTTGGTTTGCCGCTTGCTTATCCAATTTTAATAATCAAAATTATTTCGAAGATATTTATATAACATGTTTGGAATAATTCATTCAAGACCATATAATACTTTGTAAATATAGCAACTTACTGTCGAGAATTAAACATGACTACAAGAAAAAGAAAAACAAAAAAAGATCAATATTACATCAATAACAAAGAAATGCTTGAAGAAGTTATCAAGAGCAAAACACAAGGCAGAATGACTGAGCGTTTTGGCGAGATGATCATGATACTAGCCAAACGATATTCGTCTCAGGGTAGTTATGCAAGTTACACATATCGTGAGGATATGGAATCATATGCCTTTACAATTGTGTGTAGGGGCTGGGACAGCTTTGACCCAAATACATACTACAACCCTTTTGCATATTTCACCCAGACCATTAAACGGGCTTTTTGGCAATTTTTAGATTCAGAAAAATCACAAAGAAATATCAAAGATGCTTTATTATTGAAAGAGGGAGAACTTCCATCACACACCTACGAAGAAGATTTCAGAGAAATGGAACTAGAGGAAGCATATCTAGAGTCTGTTGCCAAAAAGAAAATTTCCGAACGTTTCAAAAATCTATTGATGCGAGAAATTGCCAGAGTTGTAGAAGACAAAGAAGCGACTAGAAATATCCACCGAGATATGGTATCAACCATTTTGAAAAAGGAAGAGGACAGGGAAAATAAAGTTTCTGTTTGCGAGTTCCTAAAAAGAGAGATAAGTGAACTTTCGTCGATCTACGATCCGACATACAAACAATATTCAGGAGATGAATATGAATCTGAATAATGTAAAAAAAGCTGCAATGTTCACCGACATCCATCTAGGTAGAAAAAACAGTAGTGATGTTCATTTGAATGATTGTCAAGATTACATTGACTGGTTTATAGACAATTGTAAAAAAGAAAAGGTTGACATAATTGTATTTTGTGGTGATTGGTTTGAACACCGAGATGCTATCACAGGAAAAACCCTAGACCGATCACACAAAATAATTAAACAGTTGGTCGAAGAACTGAAACTTCCATTTTTTCTAATCGTAGGAAATCATGATTTAGTCTACAGAAACAATCGTAACTCTTTTAACACTGTAATTTTTGAACCATTTGGTAATCTAATTCTGGTGGATGATAATATAAGTGTCAAAATCGGCAACAAGAGTATTCTTTTCTGTCCGTATCTTTTCGAAGAAGAATATGCTGAACAAATTGTGGTGATCAACTCTCATGACGTAGTCTTTGGACACTTTGAGTTCAAGGGATTCGTTTTGACGGGAGAAACCAAGGTTCTAGAACACGGACCCGATCAAGAAGATTTCAGGGGGCCTGATCGGATATTCACCGGCCACTTCCACAAAAGACAGGAAAAGAAAAACGTTCATTATATTGGCAATACTTTCCCGATGGACTATAGTGACGCCAATCAAACAGAACGTGGTATGGCGATCTACGATTTCGAAAATGATAATCTAAAATACATTGATTGGGAAGAAGCACCAACCTACATCAGATGTTCTCTAAGTGATCTTCTGGAGAATCCGAAAGATTATCTTAGACCCAAGGCAACTGTAACCTGTCTGGTTGATGAGAAAGACTTGGGTTTCGAAGATATTCTGCATATCAAGGAAGTTCTTATCAACAAATACTCTCTCAGGGAACTGAAAATGGAAGAGCCTGTCGATGATTATAAGATCAGCGAAGACATAGACGAGGAAGACTTGGAGTCGGAAAGTACGGACGAAATAGTTTTAGCCCTGTTAGGAAAAATCAAGGCTGAAGAAATTGAATCTGAAGAACTTAAAAAAATTTACAGAGGTTTATAATGATTGTATTTGAAAAAGTGACATTACAAAATTTCCTGTCCTACGGGAATGAGGCCGTTAGCTTAGATCTACAGAGAAAGAATCCAACCCTTATTACTGGTATCAACCACGATGCTTCTGTGAATGGAGAAATGGACTCTAATGGGTGCGGGAAAAGTTCATTGTTGATGGCAATAACTTTCGCTCTTTACGATCTGGCTCTAGGGAAAGAATCAGAAAAGAAAGACAACCTAATAAACAACATCAACAACAAGGATCTCCTTGTGGAAATAGACTTTAAAATAAAAGAAGATATCTACAAAATAAGCAGATATAGAAAAAATAAAGCAATGGGCGGTAGTGGTGTTAAAATTGTCAAGAACGGGAAAGACATAACACCAGACAGTATTTCGAATGCTAATGTTTACATTGCCGAGGAAATTGTCAAAGTCCCATACGAGATATTCAGTAGGATCATAACATACGCTGCAAGCGAAGAATCTTTTTTAAAAATGCCTCTAGCTAAGCAGAGAGATGTAATAGAAGAACTTTTCTCCTATACTGAACTTACAAAAAAGGCCGAAACCTTAAAAGAACAGATCAAATCCAGTAAGAGTGATTTGAAATATGCCAAAGATTCCAACGAAGAAATCAAACAAGAACACGCCAGACACAAAAAGGGTGTGGAAGAAGCGGAAAAAAATATTGCATCTTGGAATCATCAGCACCAGTTGGATATTGAAGAAGTTGAAAAGTTGATTGAAAAATATAGCAAATTCAATTTCGATAAGGAAGAAATCTTATTGGAAAAACTAGACGTACACAATAAACTGTTGAAGGAACTACAGTCTTCTTTAACAGAAGAATCCAGAACTATGACTCGTTATACAGAAGAACAAAAGAAGTTCGAAGCATATGATGAGAATAAAGCTAAAAAAATTGTTGAACTTGAAAAAGAATTGACCAATTACGAGAGATTTTCTGAAGAAGATCTCGACAAGATATTGATCCTCTTTCAGGATAGAGACAATCTGGAAAAGGAAATAGGGGAAAAGAAAAGAGAGCTGAGCAAGTTGGAAAAGGTCCTTGATGAAGGTCTAGATGCAGTAGAAGAACTTGAAAAAGAAAAAAAGACTTTGGAAAACGCCAAATGTCCTTACTGTTCTCAAGATTACAAGGACTCGAAAGATAAACTCGAAAGTGTTGTTGATGAATTGAAGACTCTTTCTGAAGTTCTCAAGAAAACTCTGAAAACCTCACAGGAGATAGAAGAATCAATTAGCGAATCTACTGTTAGATTAGAGGAAATCAAAAATCAAATACCAAATGAATTCACTCATCCCTTCATGGTCGGAAGTTTTCGGAACGCTAGAGATGGTGTCAAAGAAACTATCGAAGAATTAAAAGTAGAACAAAATCCTCATTCTAATAGAAATGACGAGATAGAGTCACTCTTGAAAGAACTTGGAAAAATAAAAAGCGACATTGAAATAGAGAAGGGAAAGACTTTTGATAGTCCTTCATTCGGTACCCTACGAGAACTCTTCGAAGCCAAAAACAAGATGGAATCAGCGAAAGAAAAAAAAGGATACCTTGTAGAACAAGAAAACCCTTATGAAAAATCACTTGAAACTTTACAAGGTTTTAGGGTCAAGGAAAGCAAGTCTGAAGAAATCGACTCTCTTGAGAAAACAGTTAAACATCAAGAATTCTTGTTAAAGCTTTTAACTAAGAAGGACTCGTTTGTAAGAAAAGCTTTGATGGACAAGTACCTGCCGTTCCTAAACGAACGATTGCACTATTATTTGAGCACCATGGGTTTGCCTCACAAGGCTAAGTTCAAATCTGACCTCTCCATGGAAATTGGCCAGTTTGACCGTGAGATCACCTTTACGAGCCTTTCGTCTGGACAGAAGGCACGGATAAACATTGCCCTCTCTCTGGCCTTCAGAGACGTTCTACAATCCAAGCACAATTTCATCAACTTGTATATTCTAGACGAATGTCTAGATGTCGGTCTGAGTAATGTTGGTGTAAGAAAAACCGTAAAGCTGATGAAAGAGGTAGCAGAAAAGAATAAACTGTCAATGTTCATCATTTCGCATAGAGACGAAATCAAAGATTCATTCAAAGATCAAATCAAAATTGAATTGAAAAACGGATTCTCCAAAATAGTCACCTGACTATTTTGGAGAATTTGTCGATGATATCTTTTTCCAGTTCTTCTATCTTTGCGAACCATTCCGGTGGATTGGATCTGATGTCTGCGGTTTTATGGTTATTCCCAGAATGTATTCTCCACATTGCGCCATGGTTCAAATCTCCAATAACCCGACCATTCATTATAGAATGGTAATTCAGCAACCTTCTGTCGCGAGTATGAACCCCCCTCAGATAACCAATAACAGGGCTTATAGTATTTCTGTCATATACTACTATGTGGTGCATTTGTGCGTCTTGTAATAAGCCGGGTGACGACAATTTAGAAAACCTACGTCCGATAACGGTAGACAAATCTTCGGTAACAACTAAATGGTTAGAATAATATGCGGATATATTCGACTCTAACTTAATTTTAAACAAAGCACGATCAAAAGCTCCGGGAATAATAACATCATCGTCATCAACAAAGCATACAAACCTGTTTACTCCAGCTTCATAAGATTTTATTCTTCCGTCGCCAAGAGTTTTCTGTTTATCTACTACACATATGTTTACGGGCTCTTTTTCCAAACTGAGTAAACATTCTTTGAAATAACTTTCCCTGCTTCCACTACAAATTATAGCAACGTCAATCATTAGATTAACCGGACATACGGACACCCGTTATATCACACAACCTGAATATGTCGTATTCCACCAAATCTGGTGTCAATAAAATATTCACGAAAGATACGGGTGTAATCCCAAGAGCAGTTAAATCTATATTAACCTCGCGATCTTCTCCGTTATTAACCTCAAAATTAAAATTGTGTTCGACATTATCAGAGCCGTCGTTATAGGTCAACACCATTTCCACGGTTGTAGATGGTTGTGATCCAATGTACCGCAATATCAGTGACAAAGAATAATACGATTTGTCCCCGTCGTAATCTATGCTCAAAAGGACTGGAGTCTGTGCTTGTTCAACACTATAACATTCACCAAAAAAAGGAGATTCTCCCTGCGATTGTGCAGCATTCAACAACCAGTCCGTAGTGAAATCTTCTGTGATTAAACTGCCGGTTACAGTTTCTGCAAAAGTTTTTCTGCTTTCCGAATCATAAACGTAATAAGAGTTTTCTTCGAGATAATGCTGCAATACTGTCCTTCTTTTGGGGCGTGTGTTCGTGTCTTCTTGGCCATATACCAGATTTAAAGGAGGAGCAGTATCCGCATTGGTTTGTTTTGGTCTTTCGTTTTCGTTTTCCGTAGTGTATATTATTTTTGACATCTTCTATATCTT